AAGCCATATTTTCAAAAGCGTTAGCGAAATCGTCGCTGTTTTTAGGCGCTGGTATATCCCCCCAAAAATCTGCTGAAAAGAAATTGAAATTCTGCTTTAACTTATTATAAGCCGATTCAGATACCAGTGTTTTGACTTTTTGGAATATCCTCTGTCCTTTACCTGTTGAATTTTTTAAAATACCTAATTTATCTAAATTATCTGGTATGTCATTTAAAAAAGCATCAAGATTAGTTCTAGCTATCCTATACGCAGAAGAAGCCCCACCGTCTTCGTCAGAAGGATCAGCAATAGCCGCATCTAACGTAGTCACTAAATTATCTAATGCTTCATCTTGTGCTTCTCTAGCCTTATCGGATAAATCTTTTCTATAATTTAAGAACGCCTGCCTTGTATCTATACTTTGCCTAGCAAATTGAACTAACTCACCACTATCAACAGAAGGATCACCTGTTTTAATGTTATTAACTAGACTAGTCGCTAAACTTCTAACATCTGATTCCGTAGTCTCAGGTCCAGCTAATGCGCTAGCTACTACTAGACTAGCGAGAAAAGGGTTTTGTATTTTCTTGTCTTCAACCGCTTGTTTGAAACTTTCTCCGCTGTTCACTCCGGCATTTTGTAATGCAATCTTGTAAGAGGCTACAAGATCATCTGACATAAAACTTTGAAGGTTCCCACTGTTTACTAAATCTAAAGCTGCTTTTTTAGTCGTTACTTTAGAAAGGTCTGGATATTGAGACATATCTATGCCATCCATAAACTGTTCTTTAGTTAGAGCACTAGCATCTGTTTCTAGTCCTATTTCGGTTCTTGGAGTTTGGTATTTTTTGAACCTAGGAGAAGTGCTTTGTCTAATTCTTTCAGCAACTTCATCATCGCTTAGGTTTATAACATCCCCCCCAAACTGAGCCCTATATTGGTTAATCGCCCTTTTGTCTACAGAATCAGTCGTCGTACGACGCATAGGGACATTCCCACTATTTCGTAGTTCGTCTTGTAGTTTTTTGTTTAGTCCAACTCTTGACCCTAAAGCATTGCCACCTAACCTACGTAAGACCTCTCTTTGTTCGTCTGCACTAAGATTATAAAAGTCGTACTGCCCTCCGGATTGTATACCTCGTAAAAGCTCTACATCACTAACCCCCGCTATAGAGCTAGTTTGATTAGCTCCAGCAGCTTTATAGTCATTCCATTTCGCAAGCTTATCTGCACTGATTCCTTTTTGTATTAAAGCATTCGCAGCCTGTAAACCTTCAGATTGATCTGCGCCCCTAATGTCACTCTCAGGGTTATCTATTGCGTTATAAGCCTGTTGTCCTGTTATTTGTATGTCGTCCATTACAGTATCGGTAGTAACGCCGGCTGTTCCTGTCCCTGTAATACCTAAAGCCTGTTGTATATCAGGTTGAGAAAACGCTTGAGCCTTTCTTGACATTGTAGGATTAATAGCAGTATAAAGTTGATTTACCCTACCTTGTAGGAGAGACCCAAATTCCGCGCCGCTTAACAGTAAGGTATTGTCATCTTCTCTATCTGTCCTGTTTCTTGTAAAGAAACTAAACTTGCCATCTTTTCTCTTTAGAGGAACCATAACAACAGACTTACCACTACTTATCCAATCGTTTATATCTTTGTCCACAGCTGCTAACGCATCAGCATTGCCTGATGCTTCGGCCTCTGCTCTACGGTCCGTTAAACTGGTAGGGACTAAAGGCTTGCCTTGTTTATTTTTATTTATAACAATGGGGCCGCCTATTTCTCCTTTTTCTACGCTTGACCCTTCTCGTACATTTGTATTTATGTACTCATTTAAACTAGTGTTTGTGTTTAAAATATACTGCCTAGTGTTAGGGTTCATCTTTTGAAAAGCTTCTAGATAACCTTCGCCTAATTCATAAAGGCCTGTTTCTGCGTTTAGGTCCATAAACCCATCAATAGAATCTAAAAAAGAAATTGCACGGTTTGCTTGATTTGCTTCTAACCCAAAGCGAGCAGCCTGTGTTTGTACTGTTAAAGCCTCTCTTTTTAAAGCAGCATCTTGCGCTCTAGTTACATTACCTAACGCGCTTTCAAAAGCTCTAGAAAAACTATTATAACTCTGTGCCATATCTACAAACCAAAAGTTAACCCAATTATAGCAGCGCTAGCTAAAGACCCGCCTAAGTTTGTCATGTTTGCTCTGTGGCTTGCTCTAGCATTTTTATAAGCCATATCTCTTCTTGCCGCATTTTCAGCTGCCGTGTTTAGTTGGCCAAGAGCATTTCTGTTAACGCCCTGACCGATGTTTATTAAATCAGCAAGAGTAGCTTGATTTATTTCTCTTTGTTGAATACGCGACCTGTTAAGAAGATCAGCTGCGTTTAAAGCCCCTCCTAAACTCATAGCCTTTTCCTGTTCCTGTCTTTGCACTGCTGTTAGGCCAGCCCCACCGTACCTCTCTATGTTTCTTTGCTGTATGTCTCTTGCTCGTTGCGTTGTCTCAGCGGCAGTCTCAGCGGCTTGGTCTATAAGACTAGTATCGTCCCTAGCTTCAATTAAACGTTCTTCAAAGGGCCTAAAATCTCTTATATAGTCTTCATAATCCGTTCTAGCTATGTCGGCATAAGCTTTTTCAGGATCTGTTACTTCGGGCAACATGCCTACATTAAATTCAATAGCTTCTGGGTTTTGCATCCCGTACCCTTGCATAACTTGTCTGTATCCTAAGTTTACTGGTATAGCCATTACGTTTTAAATAATCCTCCGCCTAGTCCTGCAGTATCTTGAAAAAGTTTAAAGAGTTCTCTATCTCCATCAGCTAAATA